AGTAAAGCAAAACCATTAGCACTACAAACAGCTAAGAAGAAAAAAGACAAACTAATTCACCGTTATAGGAAAGCAAATGAAAGATTGGCAGCACGGGTACGAACTGGATTACCTCAAATCGGTTGAATCTCTTTACGCAGCATACAACAAGTTTGCAGATTCACCTTTTGCTGAATACAAGAAAAATAACATAGCAGAAGATTTACACAAAGGACATTTGCACATACATGCAGATGGCTCTTACGTTCAAACTAAAGTAAGTAAATCTTCTCCTATTACTATGTACCAAAACATAACGATTGGAACCAAAACACCAGGTGATTGTGTTATTACCAAGCTTCGTGGTACTGACGATTACATTGAAGATGTTTGTAAACAAGCAGAAGGTAATACTTGGTTATATGTTTGGGCTGAAGATAAAACTACCAGAATGATTGCACAAAACTACTTTGATTATGTCGGTAGTAAAATTACAACATTTGGAGAAATCTATGGTATCTATTTTAAACAAGGACTAATACCAACAACATTTCCATTTGTTGACCCAGTAGAAAAGATTGCCATAAAACAGTTGCGTGTTCCTGTTAATTCTGATATTATAGAAAAAATTGCAGCTAGGTTGGAAAACCTAAATATTAAATTCCAAAATCATTATAGCAACTACAACAAGAAAAAATCTTGGTCTGCAATATCTCTGCGTGGCTATACACCAGATATTATGCGTATTGAAAAACCAGTTGAGATGAGTAAGAAATGGAAAGAGGAACACAAAGATGAAGAATTTTACTTACAAGATACATTCCTTCGCCAGGAGTTTCCAGAAGTTGAGAAACTCCTTAGTTTCTTGGGCGATGCGGAATTACATCGTATTAGATTTATGCGCCTTACTCCTGGCGGTGGTGAGCTTACCCGCCATACAGACCAAGTGGATCCAGATTCTGGTCTTAATATCAATAATTTGTCTAGGTTGCATTTCCCTATCAGAACTAATTCAAAAGTTAAATTCGGGGTCTGGGAACCAACAGGAAATAAAAAAGAAGTAAACATGAGAGTTGGTGAGTGTTGGGTACTTGATACGAGAAAACCACACACGGTCATCAACGAAGGCGATGAAGATAGAATACATCTAGTTGTTGATGTAGTGACAGACAAAAATCTTAAAGAGACAATATTATCATGAAATGGTTTTATGAAAAAAATCGTGAACTATTAGATTCATCAGTCAATAAATACTTTGAAGAAGTTCTTTGGATGTCCAAAGACGAATTTCGTCAATGGGTAATTGACCTTCGTAGGACTGTTGTAGATTTGTGGGATAATCATAATCTTCCGCCAAGAGTTGGCTATGATGAACAAGAAATCATAGAACAATTCAATCAGATGCATTCTTTCCCTGTACATAAGTTTGAAGTAATTGATGAATTGACAGGCGAAAAAGATGTAATTAGAAACACAAGTGTAGTAGGTAATGCCGTCAATCAATGGTTTCCTACCATGATGAAAACTCGTATTAACTATACGAAAAAAGATGATGGTAAATCAATTTACGATTTTTTTGCAAAGGATGAATTACTTGGAACTTTTATCACATACGCTACCCGTCATTTTAAACGTGATTCTTTTTACCATTATTCTTCTGTTGCTAAATCGAACCAGCTTGAGTGTTATGGATATCTTCCTGTATCCGATGACGCTGTTATATGGATTACTGAATTCGAGAAGGAGTTTAGGAAGCAAGAAAAATGGGACTATTGGCTCCAACCAAAAGACATAGACAAAGAGTATACTGGTTACAATGAAGAATTAAAAAATCAAAAATATCTCATTATACATAAAGATGATATAGAGAAATTAGATATACCAGAAAAATGTAAAACTAATGTTGATTATAGCAAATCAGAACATTATCAAATTCGTCCATATGAGTTTAAACAAAAATTATTTCCAGTTGGACTAAAAGCTTTTCGTGTTTCATTCTGTCAGTATGCTGTAAATTTTCCACCACTAACAGCAAAGTACCTATATGAAAAATTTACTCAGCACTTGGTTGGACAACCTACTATCCGCATTTATGATCCTTCTAGTGGTTGGTCTGGGAGGCTTCTCGGTGCTATGTCTGTTCGGGATGACCGTCATATTCTTTATATTGGGACTGATCCTAACACTGATCATAACACCACTTCTAATCGTACAAAATATCATGAAGTCGCTGATTTCTATCGTAAGAATGTTAACAAAGGCGGACTCTGGGCAGATGAACACTCCCATACAGAAACAGAAATCTATCAACTAGGATCAGAGGTTATAAGAGATGATCCAAACTTCCAAAAGCATAAAGGTAAACTGGATTTGGTCTTTACATCACCACCTTACTTTGCTAAGGAAGCATATTCAGAAGATCCAACACAATCATATAAAAAGTTTGGGCAATATCAAGAATGGCGAGAAGGTTTTTTACGACCCACACTTGAAACCGCTGTTGAATGGTTACAGTCTGACCGTTATCTTTTGTGGAATATTGCCGATGCTGTTTTTGGAGGTGATATGTTACCTCTTGAAGAAGATAGCAGAAAAATTCTAGAAGAACTTGGTATGGTATATAAAGGCAAACTTAAAATGTCTTTAGCTCAAATGCCAGGCGGCAATAGAGTTGATACCGAGACTGGTTTACCAAAAGCAAAGAACTTCTGCAAAGTAAATGGTATGTGGTTAAAATACGAACCGGTATTCGTTTTCTATAAACCTTAAGTTTACCACTAAAATTCTTGACACACACACTACATAATGATATGATGTGAAAACTTGCTGATCACGCAAGGCTTTTTTTAACTTTGTTATTTTTTATTAGGAGATCATGATATGGCACAAAAGCTATCAGCCAAACAACGTATGTTGAACGCTCTCAAGCAAACTGAAGGCTACAATACTTTCACAGTAGCACAAGCACAACGCCGCTTTGGTGTGCAAAATGTTTCTCAGCGTATTGAAGAACTACGCAAGGAAGGTTATTGCATCTATACCAACACAAAAACACTTGACGATGGCAGCAAAGTCAAGTACTACAAAATGGGTACACCTACTCGTAAACTCGTTCAAGCAGCACTCAAAGGTGGATTTAGCTTTGCTAACTAATCCCCTATAAAGAAAGAAGGAGACTACCAAAAGTAGGTCTCCTTTTTTTACACCCATGAGGATAAAATGGAAATTTCAATTAAAACAGAAGAACTAAGAAAGAAAAGCATATTCATTGCCACACCTATGTATGGTGGTATGAATCATGGAATGTATATGAAAGCATGTCTAGATTTGCAAGGCATGTGTATGCAATATGGTGTTGCTACTAAGTTTTCATTTCTATTTAATGAATCTTTGATTACAAGAGCAAGAAACTATCTTGTTGATGAATTTCTAAGTCGTTCAGATTGCACACATCTACTATTTCTAGACTCAGATATTAATTTTGACCCTAGAGATGTTATTGCATTATTAGCTTTGGATAAAGATGTTATTGGTGGTCCATATCCAAAAAAAGCTATCAAATGGAAAAACATTAGGACTGGAATGCAAAAACATCCAGAAATGGAACCACAGCAATTAGAAAAACTTGCTGGTGATTTTGTTTTTAATCCTGTCAAAGGAACAGCACAGTTTAGTGTTACAGAACCACTTGAAGTTATGGAAATTGGTACTGGCTTCATGATGGTGAAACGTGAAGTGTTTGCAAAATTTGCAGATGCGTATCCACATCTTAATTACAAACCAGATCATGTGGGTCAAGCACACTTTGACGGTTCACGAATGATTCATGCATACTTTGATACTGTAATTGATAAGGGGTATACATTTGAAGATGCTCATCAATTACTACAGAGAGCAGCAAAAGGAGAAGATGTAGAATCAGAAGCAAAAAAACTTCTAGATAAAGAAAAAGAGGCATCACATCGTTACTTGTCTGAAGATTACATGTTCTGTCAATGGTGGAGAAACATCGGCGGCAAAATCTATCTATGTCCATGGATGAAAACATCTCACATTGGAACTTATCACTTCCATGGTGATATGCCAGCAATTGCAAACTTTGTTGGAGAAATGTAATGGGAGAAGGTCGTAAGTTTGATGGAGGTAAACTGGAGTTTGGTTTACTTCCACCTTTAGCTTTAGAAGAAACCGTAAAGGTTCTTACTTTTGGTGCTCAGAAGTATGAACGAGATAATTGGAAAAAAGTACCTGATTCTAAACGCAGATACTTTGATGCAATGGAACGTCATATCTGGGCATGGAAAAAAGGTGAACAACTTGATCCTGAGTCTGGCATACATCACTTGGCACATGCTATGTGCTGCTTGATGTTTCTGTATGAACATGATATAATGTATTCTGTTGAACTTGATAATGAGGAAACAAAATGAAACTTTCAAATGAAACAATGACAATCTTGAAGAACTTTTCTGGCATCAATGCTGGAATTTTATTCAAAAAAGGAAAAACACTCTCCACAGTATCTTCATCTAAAACAGTTTTAGCACAAGCTACTCTGCAAGAAGATTTGCCACAAGAGTTTGCTGTTTATGATTTAAATAATTTCCTTTCAGTTCTTTCCTTAGGTAAAGAGAATCCAGAAATTGAATTTGATGATAAACACATTATAATCAAATCACTTGGTGGTAGAAGCACAATTAAGTACAGATTTTCAGACAAAAGTATGATTGTAACACCACCCGATAAGCCAGTCGTTATGCCATCTGAAGATATTTCTTTCACACTCAATGAATCTGACTATGATTGGATTACGAGAACTGCAAACGTACTTCAGTCACCAAACGTTGCTATTGAAGGAAAGAATGGTAAATTGAAAATTACTGCATTTGATGCAAAAAATGATGCTGCAAATGTGAACTCTGTTGACATTGGTGAAACAGAAAAGGAATTCATGTCTGTATTTAAAACCGAGAATCTGAAAATGATTCCTGGAAGTTATGATGTAACGATTTCTTCCAAAGGTATCGCACATTTTAAAAATAAAAAAGATTCCATACAATATTGGATAGCAACAGAGAAAGATTCATCAACTTGGACTAAAGGATAATTATGAATAGCAAAATGCTTTTAACTTTTACAGAAATCCTGTCAGGAGAACCGATAGCTATTAATCCAAATAAGGTTATTTCTGTTTTTACCATAAAACAAAGTGAAGATGTAGAAGAACAACAGTATGTAGGAGAAACTATTATAGTTTTGGAAGGTAGTAACGTTATTGTTGCAGAACCGTATGATGAAGTTGTAGGTAGACTGAATGGTGAATTGAATAATATGATATCATTTTATGATAGACAAAACAGAATTTTTACTGCTAACGTATAATTTGTTTTGTAATTTTATTATGGAGATTGTGAATGAACGACCAAATACTTTGGGTAGAGAAATATCGCCCTCGTAAAGTAGAAGATTGTATTCTTCATGAAAGTCTGAAGAAAACTTTTCAAGAGTATGTTGATAGAAAGGAGATCCCAAATCTCCTTCTATCTGGTTCAGCTGGTGTAGGTAAGACTACAATTGCAAGAGCTTTGTGTGACGAAGTAGGTTGTGATTATATCATCATCAATGGTTCTGACGAATCGGGTATCGATGTTCTCAGAAACAAAATTAAAAACTATGCTTCATCAGTCAGTCTTACTGGTGGAAGAAAAGTCATCATCATTGATGAAGCAGACTATCTAAATCCAAACTCAACTCAACCAGCCTTACGTGGTGCGATTGAAGAATTTGCATCTAATTGCTCCTTTATCTTTACCTGCAACTACAAGAATCGCATTATTGATCCGATTCATTCTCGTTGTGCCGTTATTGACTTCAAGACGAATGGTAGCAAAGCTAAACTAGCTACACAATTCATGAAGCGGGTTGAATGGATTCTAGGTGAAGAAAATATCACTTACGATAAAGAAGTTGTTGCCGCAGTTATCACAAAACACTTTCCGGATAATCGTCGTATTCTAAATGAGTTGCAACGATACTCTGCATCAGGAACTATTGATAAAGGTATTCTATCATCCGTATCTGATATTCAAACAAAAGAACTTATTGTTGCTCTCAAAGAGAAAGACTTTGCTGCTGCTCGTAAGTGGGTAACAAACAATCTAGACAATGATCCTGCTCGTATCTATCGTAAACTATACGATAACATGTATGATTATTTGCAGTCTAGTTCTATACCTCCCACCGTATTAGTTTTGGCTAAGTATCAATATCAAGCAGCCTTTGTCGCAGATCAAGAAATTAATCTGATGGCATGTCTAACTGAAATGATGGTTGAATGTGAATTCTCATGACTAGAACAAAAAAACTGAAAAATCCTTGGAATCAATTACTAAAAAATGTAATAGGAACTCAAAACTTTAATGCTTGGCATCAAGCAAGAGGAAGTAATCGTCCAGTTAAAAAAATAGAAATAACAGAACAAGATATAATGAATATTTTTGAGAAACAAAAAGGATTAAGTAAGTGGTTGAACATACCTATTGATCCAATGGATGTGTTTAAAAAACATTATCCTTTAGCACCTAGCATAGATAGAATAGATAATAATTTAGGATACACTCCAGAAAATATATGTATAGCAACTAGATTTGAAAATTATGGATTTAATAAGTGTTCAGACTCTACTAGACAAGAATGTATAATCAAATTGAGAAATTATACGATATCGAGTAATTTGACGGAGTTCTTCAATGGCTGACATATTTAAAGAAGTTGTTCCATCAATCCTTCAGACTAAGAAAGATGTTCTCTTAGAGGAAAACGATGAAAAAGACTATAACCCATTTATCGTAAACCGTGCTTTGTCCTATCATCTTGACTGTGTTCCTTATGTCAATCAGATGAATATTCATAATTTTTTAGATAAAAAGCTACAATATCACTATCTTCTAAATACTATCAGACCTATGAAACGGAAGTTTCAACCGTGGCAGAAGTCAGATGAAGATAAGAATCTTGCTTGTGTGAAAGAGTATTTTGGGTATTCTAACAGCAAAGCCAAAGAGGCTCTCCGGATCTTATCTGATGAACAAATCGCTTATATAAAAACAAAAACAGATAAAGGCGGAGTGAGGAAATAATGATTCGTATAGAAGATATGGTTGAAGTGACGCTAAATGAGAAAGATGATTTCTTGAAGATTCGTGAAACATTGACTCGTATTGGTGTTGCATCCAAAAAAGAAAAGCTGCTCTATCAGTCTTGCCACATACTACACAAACAAGGAAAGTACTATATTGTACATTTCAAAGAATTGTTTGCGTTAGATGGTAAGCCTACGGATATTACGGAGAATGATTTGGCACGTAGGAATACGATTGCTTTGCTACTAGAAGATTGGGGACTCCTAAAACTAGTAGATTCTAAGAAAGCAGAGGACCTACAAGTCAGTCTATCGCACAGTTTATTAACTCGCTTAACTAAGGAGACTTACATGACTCTTACCTCACTTTTCCCTTCCCGTTCCGTTTATGAGCCATTCACTGTTGGTTTTGACAAGCTATTTGACCAACTACAAGATACTGCAAACAATATCGCAAAGAATGCTCCAAACTGGCCACCATACAATATTAAAAAAGTAAAAGACAATAAGTACGTCATTGAAATGGCAGTTGCTGGCTTTGCTAAATCTGATATTGAAGTTACCGTAGAAGGTAACAAGTTGGTGATTAAAGGCGAATCAAACGACAATGAAGCGGAAAACTATATCTTCAAAGGAATTGCAAATCGTGCATTCCAGCGTACCTTTACTATTGCCGACAAGGTAGAGATTAAAGATGCTGAAATGGTTAACGGAATGCTAAGAGTTTGGTTAGAAAACCTATACCAAACACAAGAAACCGTTAAGAAAATTGCAATTAAAGAAGCCGATTCCAAGTAATTGGTAATAATGGTGGGGTGCAATGCCCCACCTCTTGACATTTGAGTTTGCCTGTGATATACTACATACACTATGAAAAAACCTTATCAAAAACCCAAAGAAATCTTACAGAAGGTTCGTAACCGACTTCATATTGATGAGGTCTATTACACCTATTCTCATTGGCCTATAAAGGACATAGACGGTATTGCATTTCTTCCTATCATCAAGGAAGTATCTGAACACCCTAAAGTTTTTTATATGCGTAAAGACAACCTGGAGTATGTCAAATGATTCTGAATAAATTATCACAAGCAATGTACAGCCGTAGAATTTTTAACCCTACGAATAAAAAAGACCTAGCTGCATATGGTTATTTTATTCGTAATAGTAAGTGGGAAAACGGTTGTCCATTTTGGCTTGAATGGCCATATCAAAGTGTACCTGCTATGATTAA